CGATATTGATATAAATGCAAAATTTAAATCTGGTAAACCTAAAACTAGTGGAGGTTTTTTTAGTGAAAATCCAGAATATCATTTTAAAAATGTTGATAAAGGACTTATTGGCCAAGGTATAAAAATTTTTGCTGATGGCAACAAACTTTGGGAAGCTGCGAGAGATTATATAATTTATTATTTTTCTAAGAAATTTTTTGGTGAAAGCGAACCACCATATTCATTAGAGAATTTTCTTAGTAATATATTACCAACATTTGTTCATGAAACAACACATCTGGAACAGAGAACCAGAAAATATTTAAGTAAAGGTAGTGGTTATAATTATGGTATTTCTTATACACCAGAAAAGAAGAAACGAAATCCTAATAAAAACATAGGAAATAGAGGTCATCCTTCTCGTCTTCAAAATGAAGAAAATATAGATGATTTAGAATGGATAGAATATTTTGGTACTGATCATGAAATAGAAGCACATGCTGCTAGTGCTGCTGCGTCTATAATTCATAATATGTATGCTCATGATCCAGATATTAAGCAATATCAAATTAATAATGACATTGATTCAGTAATAAAAGATTTGCAATCTGGAATTTTTCCTTCAGAAGCTTACAGTCTTTTGAGTTATGAAAATTATTTTAAAAACTTAGCATTAAAAATGCTCAGATATAGAAAATGGAAAGATGAAAGAACAATTAATAAAATTAATATCGGTGCTCGCAAAGTATGGACTATATTTTTAAAAAAGGTTATTAAACATTTGCTCTCTTATAAAAAATCTAATCCTGAATATAATCCAAAATATAGGCTTCCTTATCCAATAAATAAACCAAATCTTCCAAGTTAAGGACGAATTGATCTAATAAACCGAATAGATGAACAAAAGGAGCACTCCATGAAGCAGCAGACATGGTTGGACAAACAGCTTGAAAACTCCCGCATCGCGGTCAGTGAATGGAGCGAGCAAAAGCGAGAGGCTTTGAAGGCTCAGATTTCGCGCTTAGCGGGCGTGTATCGTTTGAACGAACCGGAAATCCGGGAAAATAGTGACCTATCACAAAAAACAGCCTGATGAAGGTGACAGTCCCGCCGCTCCATCGCGCCGTGGTCTGAGGTCTCGTTCGATAAAGAGGTTTGTTTATGCCAATTGGATAAGAACGTTATTGAGCATAGTGCTGTAAATAATAATACCACGTTTATATGGTAGTGCACAAATCTAAAAAACACGGGACCATCGTGGTCTTGTGTATCTAGTTGGCACAAATACACAATTAATAAATTAGGGAAAAAATGACAAAAACATTTTATGAGATTTTAGCTGAAAAGGAAGATGAATTTGTTTATCACATTTATTCTACAGCTAATATACATGATCCAGAAATTTGTGCAAAAATAAGAATTTCTTTACTTCCATATAAAATAAAATCAATGGAATGTGAATCCTATAAGCCGCTATCTAAAAATAATGATATGTTTCCTAATGAGCCTAATTCTCCAACTTATGCAATTAAAGTAATTACAGGTCATCCAATAACCAAAGGATTTTTATCAACTTTGGCCATGGATGCTCATATACATGTTTCGCATTTGAAGATTATTCCAGAAAGTGATATTGATCTTATTAATAAGCCAAAAGAAGTATCTAGTGATGATGCTCAAAAATTGGTTGGAACAAAACGTCTTGGAAATTTCATCAAAGAATTACAAAAAGAACGTAATACTCGTGATGAAATGAAAATTACTCGTGAAGTTTATGAATGTTTTTTTACAACACAACGTGGACTTGAAATTGTTGTTGGAAAACCAATGAAAAAAGGTTATTATATGATAGAAGCATTTATTGATGATGGTAAGAAATATTTTAAAGCTGAAGGTCCATTTCTTACCCGTCCAGATGGTAATCCATTTTTTGATAGATTCAAAGTAAAAAATCCAAAAATCGTTCATGAATCAGAAAATTCTAGGTTACATTCCCTTGTTGTTCTGGTTGAAAGTTTTGATCAAACTAAGAAATAATTGAAAACATAGACTTTTTTTCCTTTACGTTTATAAATACTGTCATATTCGTCAATAGATAAGCCGTGGACAGCTGGAAACGGAGAATTGTTGTGTTTAGATCAGAAGAACAAGGTGGTAAAATTAAACCAGCGGGATATCAAACACCTTATACCGAAGAACAAAAATATGAATTAATTGTTAGATGTCCTAAAGACCCTATTCATTTTATCACAAAATATTGTTGGATTATTTCTACGAAAGGCGGTCAAATGCTTTTCAATCTCTATGACTATCAGAAACAATTAATTCTTCATTATTTAAATCACGAAAAGACAATTACATTGCTAAGTCGTCAGGTAGGTAAATGTTGTTTTTATAGAACCTTAATATGTATAAATGGAAATAAACAAATGATTGGTGATTTATTTAATCTATCTTGGAAACATAGATGTATATCAAAATTAGAAAATGTATTAGTTATACTTGCACGTTATGCAAAAAAATTATAAAGTGCAAATATAGCCGTGAAGCTTGGTATAGTGTTGTAAATAATATTACAACATCACGTTTAGGTGGTGCTGCACCTTCTATCGAAGGTTACTGGCAAATTTTGAATCACAATATGTTGTGGTCTTGAGCGTTAACTGGATAAGTACAAGCACGTTAAAATGCTTAGATTTTTTGCAAAAATATTGATTTTTATCATAAAATTATTTTTATGGTGTATTGATTCTGATCATAGAAAATCTGAAAATATTGATAATAATAATATTAAAAAGTTTACAGATGTTCAAATCTGTGATTTTCAATCAGATTTCGGACGAGTTAATAATATATTTCGAACAATTCCATATCAAACATGGTTATTAAAAACAGAAACACATGAACTTATTGCTGCTGATAAGCATCTTGTAATTAGAGATAATGGCGACACTGCATGGATTCAAGATTTACTTCCTAATGATTTGATAAAAACTGATAATGGTATCGAAAAGGTTATATTAGTGGAGAATTTAGGTATTAAGGTTCATATGTATGATGTGCAATTAGATACACAGGATCATCTATATTATACTAATGGGGTTCTTTCACATAATACAGAAACTACAGTTGCATTTTTACTTTGGTGGGCAATTTTTAAACCACATCAAACAATTTTAATTGCTTCATATAAAGCGGATTTTGCTAAAGCAATTATGGGCCGTCTTAAATTTATGTATGAGGAATTACCATGGTGGTTAAAACCAGGAGTGAAATCTTGGAATGTTATGAGTGTTGAATTCGAAAATGGTTCTAAAGTAATTGCTGAAACTACTACTGAAAACACAGGTCGTGGTTATCCTGTTAATCTATTTTATTTTGATGAATTTGCATATGTTCCTCCTAATATTTCAGAAGGATTATGGACTTCTATTTTCCCGACAATTACTAGTTCTAAAGATTGCCGATGTATTATTACTTCTACAGCAAATACTGATGAAGACAAATTTGCTCAAATTTGGTTCAATTCCCGTCAATCTAAATTTTCCGGTGATACATCATATACAAAACGTATGAGTGAAGAAGATGTTAATGAACCTGACTATGAAACATTTTGGGAAGATGAAAATATAAAAAACGATGTTATAGAAAAAGACAATAAAGATGATATGGTGCAGGGGTTTTGGGGATTTCATGTTCCGTGGGATGCTATTCCAGGTCGTGATGAAGAATTTAAAAAGAGTGTTTTAGCTTCTGGTTATTCTGAAGAACAATGGGGTCGGGATTACGAATGCAAATTTTTAACAGACAATCCCACACTTATTAGCGCTACAAAACTTTTAGCATTAAATTCTGTTGTTCGACCACCTCGTTTTGTTGATAGATGGGGAATGCGATGGTATGAAGAAATAAAACCATCTACTTCATATGGTGTTGTACTTGATCCTTCTGAAGGAGTTGGACGAGATGATGCTTGTATTCAGGTTATAGAACTCCCGAACTTTATTCAAGTGGCAGAATGGAATTCAAATTTAGCGCATCAAGCTGAACAAGCAAAAATGCTTTATAGAACTATACGTCGTATTTTTAAAATACAACAAAATGATCCAGATCATAATAACCGTTCGCAAATTTATTATTCTGTAGAATGTAATGGTATTGGTATAGGAATTCTTAATGCTATCGAGATTGAATATGAAAATAAAATTCCTGGTTATTTAATAGATTCACGTGGTAATAAATTACGCGGAATAAGATTGACATCTTCTAATAAGAAAAATCGTTGTTTGGATATGGCAGCATTAATTGAACGTAATGTTTTTATTCCTCGTTCTCGTTATCTAGTGAGTCAATTAAAGACATTTGTTCAAAGAAGAGCTGGAGTTTATGCTGCAAAACCAGGTTCAAAAGATGATATTGTAATGTCAGTAGTTCTTTTAATGCAGATGATAGAAGAATTAAAAGTTCAAGATTATGATATTCAAGATCGTTTATTATTTGATGTCACGGAAAATTATAATACTAGCGATGCAGAAGAAATTTATGGTTCAAATTATAAACCATTTGCCATAATAGGATAAACCGTACTTGATTTTTTTGTCCAAAAGAACTACATGTTTTTTATATTATTTTTATGAGATAGATTAAATGGAAGAATCATCACAAAATTCGAACGAAAATAAACAAATATTTTTTTGTCATGAATGCAAAAAAGAACTTACTTCTAAAATAGGTTTAATTTCTCATATGAGAATACATAAACAGAAAGTTGATGATCAATCGATACAGAAATCATATGATATAAAAGATAATGAAAAACATGTTGTTTTAGAAGTTTCTAAGCCTATTATTAAGATAAAAAGATTAAATCATGGAATGAATATTCCAGAAATTCAGCGTGCTACGCCTGGTAGTGCAGCTTTTGACCTTTATGCAGCAATAAATAATTCAATTTGTATTGGTGCAAAAGAACATTCTATAATCCCTTCGGGATTATGTTTTGAAATTCCCTATGGTTATGTAGGAAAAGTTGTTTCTCGTTCTGGAATGGCTGCGAAACATCGTATTATAGTAACTAATTCTCCTGGAATTATTGATTCTGATTATCGCGGAGAAGTAATGACGAATTTGATTAATCTTTCTACTTCTAAGTATTGGGTTAATCCAGGCGACAGGGTTGCACAAATATTATTTGAAAAGGTTGAAGATGTTGACATAGAATATGTCGAAGAACTTTCTGATACATATAGAGGAAATGGCGGTTTTGGTTCTACAGGTACTTAAAAAATTATTTTATTGACATCGAAACTAAAAAATCTAAATTATTACCAAGCACGAGACTAAATAATAATGATACATTAAATTTATTTTTATTGTATCGATGTTAGAAGAAATATGTCATGCGAAAATATATAGGAGAAAAGTAAAATGGTAAATTTTATTGACTTTATGATGGATGATAAGACAGCTGTTGGTTCTTTAGATAAGTTAAAGCATACATTGTCATCTCGCGGTTCTGGTGGAAATATTTTTTATCGTTATAAGAATATGGAATATGGGCAGACTTGTACCCTCCGTTTTCTTCCTGGTTCTTCAGAAATTTCTGAAAATGAGGTTCAACCAGATTTCTGGTTGCCAAAGAAGATTATTCGTCTTCGTTTTGAAAATCCTGAGAAACATGGTTCAGAGGTTGTTCTTCCCATTCCTGCTATGCAAATGTATACAAAATGTAAGACAGAAGATGATCTTGTTTTAAGGCAAGCTAAAGAGTTATTTGATGAATCAGATAAGCTTAAGAAGCTTGGACGTGAAGAGGAATCTAAACAAGTTAGGGCAAAGGCTTCATATCATTGGCATAGAGGAGAGGGTATAGCACAATGTTTTGTTATACGATCTCCATTTTTAGAGCAAGACCCTCCAGAAAATCCCATACGTCCGGTAGAAATAACTAAACAAATTATCAATGTTATCACAAGTACACTTAAGTCTGATGACCCAGAAACAAAATTAGAATATTGGCCTTGCCATGGTAAACTAGGAACTAATTTTGTAATTAAAAAGACACAAAGTGGTGAATGGCCGCGTTATAATGAAGGGTCCGGTTTTAGTAGAATGGGTCCAACCCCATTAACTACAGAACAATTAGATGCTCTTGCAAAGTATGGTCTGTTTGATTTGACAGATTTTCTTCCGGAGCGCCCAACTGACGAAGAGTATCAACTTCTTGCTGAAATCGTGAGATTATCAATTGAAGGTGAGAAAATTTGGAATCCAGATTGGGAAGATCATTTTACTACCGTAAAAATTTTTAAAACTGGTATGGATGATGATAATGATCTAATTTCACAAATATCACGAAGCGATGTTGTTGGTCGTGGTTCTGTTTCTCCCGATGATGTTTTAACAGCTTTAAGAACATCAGGACGGCTTGAAACTCAAGAAATAGAAGAAGCAGAAATAGATGAACCAGAAGTGATTTCTATGACTTCTGTTACACCTACCAAGACAGCAGAACAAGTTCGTGCAGTTGTTAATCGTATCAAATCTCGTGATACAAAAATAGCTTCAGTATAATCATAATAATGATGGTGCAATATGAAATATTATTGCACCATCTTAAAACATGAAAGAAGATATTTTATATTCACCCATAAGAAAAAATAAAGAAAAACAACAACATGATTTTTTTGGGTATGGCACGAATCCAAAAAGAATTTGTGCGAATTGTGGAATTGATTTAGCAGATTATATTATTTTTAATATTCCTTGTAAATCAAAAGAAAAGGATACATGTAATTAACATGGCAGGACATGATATACATAAGAAAATAGAATCAGTTTTTTCTATTATAAATAAGAAGACAGATGCTCGTATTGGTTTCGTTGATATGAATCTATGGACCGATAGTGGTGTTTATGCATTAAATAGAAAATTATCTAATGATTATCACAAATGCATTCTTTATGGAAGCCAATTTGGACTTTATGGTGAAAGCGGAAGTGGTAAAAGTTTATTATTGGCTCAAATGGCATCTATTGAACAAAAAAAACGTAATGCTTTTGTATTATGGTTTGATGTCGAAGGTGCAGTATCTGATAAAATAGAAAGCATAAAATGGTTTTCTAGAATTGGTGTTGATACGAGCGATACTTGTTTTCGTCGTGTACATATCTGCACATTTACAGATGCACTTTCTGTTATGGCAGAATTTGTTAAAATGTGGCGAGAGGATGAATTCACAAAACAACTTCCTCCATTATTTGTAGTATTTGATTCTTATTCTCATCTTATTACAGATTCTATGGTAGAACAAAATAAAGGTAAAAAAGATTTAACATCTGATATGGGACAAAAAGCTAAACAACTTGGAGATTTTCTTGTTCGAACAAAAGGAATGATAGAGGGATTAAGAATTTGTATTACAGGTGTAATGCACGTTTATATGAACCAAGATATGTATGGTCCATCTCATAAAATCTCTGGTGGTATGAAAGCTGTGTTCACTGCTGCACAATCTCTAATGTTAACTAAAAGCGAAATGACTAATGAATGGACTAAAAAATATGCTCCTTGGTTAACACAAAGTAATGAACCGGAAAAAATGAAGGATATTATAGGTGTAAAAGTTTCTGCTAAGACATTAAAGACTAGATATGCTAAACCATTTGAACGTATCGATCTTCAGGCTGTTTATGGTAAAGGCATCGATAAATATTCTGGTTTATTTGATATGATGCTAGAAGATAATATTATAATATCACCATCTCAAGGATGGTATGAATTTTCTCGACCTGATGGAACAAAACAAAAATTTCGTAAATCAGAATTTACAAAATATGCCGAAGAACTATTGTTAATCCCGATTCCGGAACGAACAGAATTGAAAGAAGAAGAAGTTGATAAATTACTTTTTGATGAAAATATGGAAGAAATGGAGTAAATGTCTCAAATTAATATAAAATTTTGGTATCCAGAAGTTGTTGAAGATTTAGATAAGATAGTAAATGCGATAGAATACTATCGTGCTATCCATCGTGATGGACAGAAATATCTTGATCTTCGAGGCTATCTTGGTAATTTACTAGAACAGCAAGCCGGATTACTCAGGATTTATGGTGATGCTTTAACTGATTGCACAATGATATGGAAGTGGTTAGACGAAACAATAAAACATGAAAAAGCTAAAAAAAAATTATGGTATTTAAGTTCTGAAGGTAAAAATGAATATGGCAATTTGAAAAAAACTGAAATAGATACTATATTATCAGCTGATACAAATATAAAAGCTCTCGTTGACCTACAATTAACATTAGAACTTTGGAAAATGTCTCTTGATAAACTTAATGAACAATTAAAAAATCGTGGAATAATTCTCGGTTCTATTAGTAAAATACGTGCAGCCGGCGAACATGAAGCGTTTATCGATGCAACAAAGGAAACCAACCCAGAAACTTTATCATAATTTACTATGAAAAATTGTATAATAGAAGTTGATGACGAAGTTAACGTAAGATTAAAGGGTATAGATGAACATACTCTTAAAAAAATAATAGATAAACTTACGTTTAGCGTAAAAAATGCTCGATATATGGAGAAAGTGAGAGCTAAACGCTGGAATGGTAAAATTTCTTTATTAAAACAAAGTGGAAAAACTTTTAGACATTTACTTGATAAGATTCTTCCTGATATAATAAATGCAGGATACCAAATTCATATTAATGATAAACGATTCAATTATAATATAAATGTATCTGAAATTGGTAATGATCTATTTGAGGGATATGAATATAAACGATTTAAAGGTACAATGGAAGATCATCAGGTTGATGCTATTAATAAACTTACTTCTTATGGTAATGGTATAATAGTTTTAGCAACTGGCGGCGGTAAGACTATCATAACAGCTGGACTAACTCAGCTATATTATAGTTATGGAAAAGTATTAATTATTGTTCCTAGGATTGATTTGGTTCTTGAAACACAATCAACTATTCAAGCTATGGGAATGACTGATTGTGGTGTTTTTTTTGGCGAATTTCATGAACCAAATCATGTTACTGTAACAACATGGCAATCTTTAGAAAGCACGCCAGAATTATTTGCTGATGTTATTACAGTTATAGTTGATGAATGCCATAGTGCAGATGCTAAAGTATTACATAGATTATTAATCGAACCAGGAAAAAATGTTCCAATTAGAATTGGAATGACGGGTACAATGCCTGAAGATGATTTATCTAAGTATCAAATAATATCTGCTTTAGGACCTGTAATATTTGAGAAAAAAGCACACGATCTACAAAAATCTGGATTTTTAGCGTATTGCACCATTTTCATTTTAAAGTATTTGGATAAAAAAAGACCAGAATATGAAGAAAAAACCCATTTTTATTACATAGATGAAATTAAATGGCAATGGGAAAATGAGAAAAGAATTCAACATCTTGCCGAATCTATAAAAGAATTTTCTAACGATGGAAATACGTTAGTTTTGGTTAGAAATCATGGATATCAAGATGCTCTACTAAAGAATATCCCAGAAGCTATAGGTCTTAGTGGCCATGATAAAGGTTCATATAGACATAAAATTTATCAAGAAACTAATAATAAGAATAATGCTATATTGATATGTACATATGGTATAGCTAGTACAGGTATTGATATTGCTAGATTATTTAATCTAGTATTAATTGAACCAGGAAAAAATAATATTCCGGTTATTCAAAGTATAGGACGAGGTCTTCGTAAATCAGATGATAAAAATAATGTTAATATCTATCATATAAGTTCTGATGCTAAATTTTCATCAAAACATATTAAAGAAGTAGAAAGAATATATAAAGATAATAGATATCCATACGAAATTATAGAGGTAGATTACTAGTGAAAATACTTTCATCGAATAATGAAATAATTGACACTGACATTATAAGAACTGATGTTCATTATAGTATATTAAGTTTTAGAGATTACAAAAATCCAGATTTCTTTTTTGAACGTGCTACTAGTTATGAACAAATAGAATGCGGTAGTGCTAGTTTAATGGTAGGTGAATTTAATTTAGTTGTTCCTTTCCCTTGGTGTATATTAGTTAGTGATTTCGATACAGTAGATTGTTTACCTATTGAAAATTTACTTGGTAGAACAATGCCAGCTTTTTGTATTAATCCCATAGATGGTTTTCGGATTGAATTTTTAAAAGTAAAATTAAAGATGACATATCCAAACGGATCGTTTATAATACCATCGTTAGGTAACAAGGATATGCTTGTGGTTCCGTTAGACACACATCGAATTAAACAAGATCGTAATGGAAATCAAGTTAAAGCTGGACCTATTTGTGTTATTTTATCTCCAACAAAAATAGAATTAAGTGGTAAACCTATTTCGGATATATGGTAATGAAACATTTAATAAGTATAAATGATATAGATAAGAAATTTATCTCAAAAATATTCAAACGATCTTCCGAGATAAAGAACGCTCGTTTGAAATCTAATCAGTTTTTTTCTGAAAAATTAAAAGGAAAACTTCTAATAACACATTTTTTCGAACCATCAACTAGAACAAGATTAAGTTTTGAATCTGCCATGATATATCTTGGCGGAAATGTTATCGGTAGTGAGAATGCTGGAGAATTTTCGTCATTTAAAAAAGGAGAAAATTTATCTGACAATTTCCGCGTTATAAGCGGATATTGCGATATAGTTGTTGGGCGTTTTAAAAATGAAGGAGAAGCATATATTGCAGCAGAAAACTCATTAGTTCCAGTAATAAACGGCGGTGATGGAAAAGGTGAACATCCTACACAAGCATTGCTGGATATGTTTACTATCATGGAAAAATTTCCCAATCTCAATAATTTAACTATTACATTTATCGGAGATAATGCCCGTAGCAGAACAGTCCATTCATTAGCTAAGTTAATTAAACAGTTTCCATATGTTAAACTTATTCGTTTTATAAATCCATATGGACAATGTTTAGATTTTGTAAATGAATTAAAAAATATTGATACACCAAATACTCCAGATGTGGAAATAAAATACGATATAAATAAAGAATATATCGCTGATTCTGATGTAATTTATATTACAAGAAATCAAAACGAACGTGGGCATTATATTCAAAATTATATGGTTTTTACTAATGATATGGCAAATATGATGCCAGAACATGGTATAATAATGCATCCATTACCAAGGAATTCCGAACTCCCTCTAGATGTTGATAAAAATCCAAGAGCATATTATTTTGAACAGGCACAAAATGGTTTATTCGTCAGAATGGCAATTTTAGAAGAATTGCTTAACCCTTGTTTATCCGATTGACACATATGAGCATAATATATATTATGTCCCGCTAACAATGGGAGACACAATTATGCCAAATCCCCATTGACACATACGAACATAATATGTATTATGTCCCGCTAACAATGGGAGACACAAGATTATGCCAGTGCGTCGTTATAATTTTGCTCTTTATCCCACGCCTGAACAGGATGCCGTACTGCATCGGCATCGGCAAATGGTAGCTCAGTTGTGGAACGCATTGTTGCAACGGTTCGAGGATATCTCACGCCGTACCGTGCAACGCACCGTGTGGTTTGACGCCGATGGTAAACGGCATGTCGGTATCACGGTGCATAGCACTGAGTGGATTTCCGAACGCTATGCACAGGGCGAAGTCTCGGTAATACCACCGGGCAAGAATGGCCGTGCCAAGCCCTACACTGATTTTGACATGCAGAATGAGATTACTTGGCTGTGCAATTCTCATCCCGAATGGCGTGAGGCATCAGTGTGGTGCTGGCATCGCACAGCTCAGCAGCTGCATCGCGCTTTTGAGGCGTTCTATCGGCGAGTCAAAAGCGGCCAAGGTGCAAAGGCTGGATATCCTAAATATCGCAGTACGAAGCAGCATAATAGCATTCCCCATCGCTTCCTCTCCGGTTGCAAAATGGTGCGCGATGCTCGCCACTTCCGCTCTTGGAAATTAACAGTCAAGGGCGTGCCTGGGTCAATCCATGCCCGTGGCATGTTCCCTAGCGATCCTGAGAAATGGACCGACGCGGATATCATCTGGCGTAACGGAAAGTGGTCGATTTCGGTATGCGTCGATATCGCGAGAGAGTACTCCTCAGACATACCGAGGTTGCGACGACCGTTGCTGATCCGCCTCGATCTCCTTGATGGTTTTGCCGAAATCAACGGCCGAACCGAAACGCCGGATGAACTGGCTGATGTCTTCGAGCTGATGGATCGTCGGGATCAAATGCAGGCGGAGCATGATCGACGCTGGCCACGTGGCCGCTACCTCGATGACGAAGCCAAGGCGGAGCATGCAGATAGCGCGACAGAGATTTCCCGTCTCGCCACCCGCATTGCCCGGAAACGCGCCAATGCCCTGCATGTATGGAGCACGCGGATCGTTGAACGTGCCGCCAGTTTGCGTATCGTCAAGCCGGCCAGCATTCGCGAGGCAACCAAATCGCCAAGGGGCGACGAATCCAATTGGGGGGCGATGGTCGAGACGGTATCCAAATTGAACCGCCATGTCTTAGCATATGCGCCGGCTATGGCGGTCGAGATGCTCAAATACAAGGCCGAGGAGCGAGGAATTCGATGCGTCATCATAGAGGACGATGCACCGAATATCATGGTCGGTGGTGAATTGGTTGCCGTAGGCAAACAACTACGCCGAGCACGGCGTGCAGCAAAGAGGATCGCAGTATGAGTATGAGTTACGAAATCAAGACACCAATGCTCATTGAGGCCGCAGATGCAGCACGGGCTGTTATCGCCGGCATATCCACCGGCACAATGGATCCACGTGAAGCACGCGAAATCAATTCGGCAGCAGCAAAGCTTATCAGTGTCGTTTCCACTGATGTCAAGGCACGCTTGGCGGCACCCAAAATCACCGCACACGAGGCAAAGTTGATCGAGAGTTCGGTCTCACCGAAGATCAACGTGCTTGCGGGAGCCTGATCAATTCGAGCGGTGCCGTGACACTAGAAACCCCGACATCGTTCGAAACTATATCGACTAATGGGATATGCAAGTATCATGTCATCGTAGGCGAAAAATGATGATGTCCAGATATGGCGATTCAAGACCGCTCGAAAAGCGGACCGCAATGGCATGTAATTACTCGATATTTCCCATCAGCCGACGCAACATCCGGCCCGCCGGGTTAATAGCGGGAGCAAGGACGGGATTTTTTACGTTTTTCCGGAAGTCTGGACGCAACATCCGGCCCGCCGGGTTAATAGCGGGAGGACGACATCGAGTGCCGCATGGATCCGGCCGGCCTCGACGCAACATCCGGCCCGCCGGGTTAATAGCGGGAGTATGGGAGTGAGGTTCGTGATGGTGGCCCAACAGCGGCGACGCAACATCCGGCCCGCCGGGTTAATAGCGGGAGCAGCTGAGTTCGAAGCCGCCAATGCCCCAATAACAGAGACGCAACATCCGGCCCGCCGGGTTAATAGCGGGAGGTTTCTCCTAAGACGGTTGCGGCGCGCGACCGCAAGACGCAACATCCGGCCCGCCGGGTTAATAGCGGGAGGGCAGCATCGACAAAACTAAGAACGCCACCGACCGCAAGACGCAACATCCGGCCCGCCGGGTTAATAGCGGGAGGGTTTTAAAGACCGCTGCGTATGCTAGTTTCCGCCACGACGCAACATCCGACCCGCCGGGTTAATAGCGGGAGATGGCAGGGACGTGTACGACGCAACACCCAGCACGCGACGCAACATCCGGCCCGTCGGGTTAATAACGGGAGAACCTGAAGAAGCACCTCAAGGACCAGCTCAAGGCGGCGAGACGCAATATCCGGCCCGCCGGGTTAACAGCGGGAGGTAACCATCGGAGTTGAACCACACGACATGCGGTATGACGCAACACCCGGCCCGCCGGGTTAACAGCGGGAGGCCGTGGTTGCACTGGGTACGCCGCTGTGGTACGAACGACACCCGGCCCGCCGGGTTAATAGCGGGAGTGGGACAATTCCAATATTTTCATCTCAGCGAAGTCTGACACAACACAAACACCCGGCCCGCCGGGTTAACAACGGGAGGCTCTCGATGCGAGTGCGGACGCCATCGTGGGAAAAGAGAAGGTTGTCGGGATCGAAAATTGGCAAGGCGGGGATGTCTTTCCCCGCTATTATTCAGTTGTGGATGTATGTGTCAACCGAATAAGCACGCCTTTTTCTATACTACATCATGTGTATCTTTTTGATGAAAATTATCGGAATAACGTATAATTGCAAATTGAATTTCATGTATAGCTTGTTCATGGGTCAAATTAAACCATTCTCCATGTAAACATTTATGACGATTAGCAACATGTACAATTTTTTCGATATATGGAGCTTCTGATTCAGTAACTGTTTCTTTATGAACAAGTGTTAACTTCCGTTCGTGCCCAGTTTGAAGTTCTTTTAAACGACGTTGCGGATCACTAGAATACCCGATCTTAACAGTATTTGGTCCAGATGCTATTACGTATACAAACATAAAGTATTTATCTGTTGCATCTACCATAACGCATCTATCCCTTTGACAAAGGATCACGCGGCCAAATCCAGAGGATCACATGCACAAAGCGACCAGGAATCTCGTCGATACCTATTCGGGCTTCGCGGTCGAGACGTTGAATATCAGGGGAATGATGAAATCACGGGTCGGCAAGTCTCTTGCCGACGCCGCGCTCGGAGAGTTCATTCGGATTCTCCATTACAAGGTCGAATGGGCGGGACGCCAGTGGTTGACACTGTCCGCTTTCACCCGCAGCACGGGCATCTGTCCGGATTGCGGGACAGTCGGCCCGAAACTGCCGTTGGCAGTGCGGGAATGGGCGTGCTCCGTTTGCGGGGCCGTCCATGACCGTGATGTCGCGGCGGCGCAAGTTGTGCTGGCGAAGTGCCAGTCTCAGAGATTGGGTTTGCAACAGAGTTCTGCGAACTCCGCAGGAGCTTCGCAGCCAATCCAGGTAGGGCAAGCATTGTCCGAACCAGTCCGCGAGGACGAAAAGCGAGGTATTGCCGTGGGTATCGGGATTTCTTCAACCGAGGGAGTTAGGTATTACGGGCCACCTACGAATGTCTTGATGGCAGGGGATTGCGCTGGTCGCGTTCCTTTGTCAAAGGGATAGATGCGAAGTACCAAACATGAAACTTGACATTCTTACTAAATCTATCTAAATTAGTCATTGGCAACCGTAGAGGTTTTTCTATTATAGAGATATTGATTGTATCACATGGAGGAAATCTTGTGAATAAGCACGGGGTTCAAACATATGACTCTTAATTTGTCTCTAATTCTAAAACATCTAGATCTTTGTAATATGGAGGTTTACGAAGCTTTAAAACATAATGAAGAAGATCGTAAAGAGCTTGAAAGTGTATTACATTATTTATTACCATTATGGTATTGCGGATTAAACGATGCTCAAGATCAATTAAACATGATGATAAATTTTAATCGTCAAATTAATATTGATTGGGTATTATTAAACGAACATCCTGAATTAAGAACTAAGATTTTAGCTGCTATAGGTTTGGGGCATGTTGCTAGGCATGATTTTCATTATCGTAAACAAAAGAAATCTATATCACCTCTGAAATCATTTCTTGAACAAAAATATCCAGATATAAAAGATGATGAAATAGAACTTTGGTGTCATATGAATTCCGAAACATCATTAATTGATTTATGTTCGATTTATGGAATTCAAGAAAAAGAGAGAACAGAAATCATAAATTGTTATAGGGATATTTTGCTATGAATTTTATCAAAGACATATATTATAAAGTAGAAGATAAAAGAGCTAAATGGTGGCACTTTATTTTATTTTACATATTAATGTTTTTTGCTATAATTTTCTATGCATTACCATTTGTTATGTGGAAAAATATAAAGTATATTTTAAAAGGAAAAAATGGTGCTTAATTTCCGTTGTCCTTATTGTAATAAATCATATTCTCGCGAATCGTGGTTTCGTAGACATGCTTGCGAAAAGAAAAAACGTTTTGAAGAATCTCATAGAATGGACTTTCATCGTGGTATCATTCTTTATAAACATTGGAGAATCCGTAATGGTTATTTAAGAAACGGTAAAAAAATAATGCCAGAAGATTTTATTAAATCACATTTTTATAATTCTTTTATGAAACTTGTAGCATTTACCAGTGAAAATTGGGTTATCACTAGTATAAAGTATATGGATTTTTTAATTGATTATAGAATTCCCGAAATAAAATGGTGCAGCCCAGACACTTTAAGATTATATCGAGAACACATACGTAGATCTGATGATCCTATAAATCAAAGTAAAATAACGTGTAATGAAATAAAAAACTTTTGTTCACAAAATAAAATTGATTATCGTGAGTTTTTTTCTAAAGTATCTCCTGGAACCGCATATCAAATGATTCTTTATAATAAAATCTCTCCATGGGTTTTATTTGGTTATGATCGTTCAGTTAATGATTTATTAAGTAGAATGAATGATGATTGGATTTCTAGCGTCAATGAAATTATTAATAATAGATATTGGATTGATAAAGTAACGAGTTGTGAAAATATACAAAAAACAATTCAAGCAGAATGTGAAAGACAATTGAATGATGAATGATATACCGGACGTAGATATTGAAGTAAAAAACCGTGATGATGTAATAAAATTATTTCCTCAAGCAATTGTTGCATCTCAAATTTCAATGAACAAATTAGTACCTCATATAAGTGGTATTTATTTTCAAAAAATTCCTATTCATCCATTACACAAAATCGCTGCATTACCTTATCATGAAGCTGAAAAATTAGGATATTATAAAATTGATTTGTTGTCATGTCACGTATATGATGAAATAAAAACGCAAAAAGAATTAAAAGATTTAAATGATAGTCCAATAAATTGGGAATGGTTTGAAGATTCTAACTTTGTTTCTACATTATTTCATATGAGTGGTAATTTTACTGATGAAATAAAATTTGCTGAAATCGTTTCTGCTTATAAACCAAAATCCGTAGAAGATTTAGCTGCCATGGTTGCAATAAAACTTCCTAGTAAACGTTACTTAGTTGGTGAAGACTGGAAAACTATTCATGATAAAATATGGATTAAAGAAGATAATGGACTACAATTTAAAAAATCACATGCAATTGCATACTCACTTGCTGTGGTAATAGATGCTAAAATAAAAGCACAAAAATATTTTTCTGATGATGCGATGACGAGGTGAAGGGATAAAGCACTATGTGCATGGTTGACGATGTTTGTAATGACGACGTTGTTTTCTATCGTGATAGCTTGCGCCACGCCAAAAAGCAGTATAGTTGCGGCGAATGCGAGCGCTGTATAGAACCCGGCGAACGCTATCGCTATACTTTCATTATTTATGATGGTGAAGCTCGTAGCGAGTACACCTGTTTTCAGTGCGTCGTAGCGCAAGAGTGGCTTCGTGTACATTGCCATGGATGGTTATTTCATGGAGTCGCTGAGGATTTGGCCCAACACTGCGAATACGGTGGTTGGAGCGTAGACGGGGAGCGACAGCTCGTGAAGGTTTCCGCTCCGGCCAGGTTGGTGGTCGGCATTCGCCGAAGGTGGAAGCGGTTTGACGGCAACGGCTTGATGACACCTCTATGCGTTACCACATGAACGCGGCATTGAAGTTTCACAAAACCGTTAGCGACTTATGATGCCTTGCCTATAGTTGGCGGTACTTTTTTTTGGGCTATTTCGATTTCGATGATACTTTTTGTTTGCTTTCCAACTATTCCATCAGAAACAATATTATATTTCTTTTGCAAAGCCTTTACTGCATTTTCTGTATCATCACCAAAAATACCATCTTCAACCAATGAATATCCAAGATTCTTCAATTGTGTTTGTAATAAGATAACAGCATAACCGCGCATGCCTTTTTTTAAAATGTCATTGGATGATGAATTGGGATTAGAATTCAGATGACGATTGTAGGCGTTTTGAATCATATTAGCATAATATTGAACTTGTCCTGGACCATTATAATGCAATGCAAAATGTGCCCAATCATGATTTTTTAAATAAGATATCAATCCACCATTAGAACAAAAATTTGAAAATGCATGTAAATGATTCGCTTCAGATGCACACATGGCATTTACAAACGTTTCAACGTCGGCATAATTACATTGTTTAAAATTTGCTCCCATAATCTGAAAACGCCCCCACGATGCACTTTCTAATGCTGCCTCTCGATTTAGGGAAATAGCTTCTGCCAACCGATCATATTGATGTGCTCCAGTAGCACCATACAGACTACGGTCCCATGTAGGAGAACTAATATTTGGATGGGACCTATCAAATCGTCCTTGAGTAAGTGTATGAAAATAATGTGCTTCGAATAAAATTTTAGGACGTTTATCTGGAAGAAAACCACTCCCTGCACTTTCTACATCACAAACGGCCCATATTGTTGCTGGTTCTATTCCAAGTTTTTGTGCTTCGGCATTTATATCATCATCGCTTAAAGGGATTGCTGCACCTACAAATTCCATTACAAATTCCATATTACACCCTAGTATTGAAAATCTGTAAAAATAGTAAATTTTCTTAATAAATCTATCTGATTCAGGAGTATTTAGGCTAGTCGTTTTTGCTTATCGTATCTACGTAGAGTACGACGAAATTTACGAAAATCATTATCTCGAACTGATTTCATCCATGATGCCATAAGTTTTTTTCTTTCAATATCTTCTGGGATCATTTTATCAATCAAATTAAAAAATCTAACAGCTACACCAAATGCGTTTTCTGCTCTTATGTCTAGAGTGCTTTTTTCGTATAATGAGTCTAATTCTCTAAGTACCCATCCTACTTTGCGTTTTACACTTTCATCATGCATTTTTTATATGACGGAAATGCCTATGCATAGATTTAGGCAGTTCCTGATACCTTTTAAAATGGATTGGATTTATTAATGCTGATACAAAAACCGCTAATACATATGGATTTATATCAGGTTGTGGATCAAAACGAAATTTTATTCGTTTATCTCTAAATCTTCTTTTATCATAAAGTCTAGTTTTTATATCATCTAACGATTTCATTCTGTTACCGGTATAAAATGACTTTGCAAAGTTTCCGTGAATTGAAAAAATCTTTCATAAGAAACATCGATAGTCCAAAATTGAGAAATTAAATATGCCAATTCATAAGCTGTTATATCTTTTTTAGGTTCGAATCTAAAAATATCAGAAGGACGGTATTCAATTTTTTTTTCCTTTTTTACTAATGCTGTATTTATTGGTCTAGTTGGTCTTGGTAATACCATTTCATTCTCCGAAATTCGGGTCCATGTTTTTAATTTTAGAAAGAACATCATCCTTATGAATATTACGAACGTCTTTATTTACCATAGATTTTTGTAGACCGGCGGATTTAGTTGCATTTTTTCTTTGAAGATTAGGATCATATCGAGGATTTAAATCATAAAATTCTTCATCGCTTTTTGAAGTTATTCTCAGTGTGTCTTTATTCCAATGAAATGGAATTTGTGTTCCTTCACCACCATAACGACCTTTCATAATACGCATTATTAATTCTTCGTCTTTTCGCCGTAAACCAAAAACATAATCCATAGTATTAATTTTAGGAGTTCCACCGCCTATAATAGAATGGTCAAAATCATCTATTTCAGAATTATTTTTAACCATTTGAGATGCTGTTAAACCTATCATTTCCCATTCTTCGCATAATGCATAAGTTTCTTCAGCTGTATATTTGTCCTTTACATGAAGATTACCTAAATCACGTATTGGTGTTCTTGGATGTAAAAGATCAAGATAATCTAGTATTAATATTTTTGGTTTACGTCCAGTTTTAATACGTAATTCTTTTAAATATGCGGCAATATGAGAAATAGTTGTACCAGACATACCTAATTTTTTAATAAAAAATAATCCATCATTACCCATTTCAATCCTAGATTCCATCAATCCTGAAATGCGGTCTTTATCATTATAAATATTTCTAATATTAACACCAGATATCATAGAACAAACTCTTTGAAATATTCTTTTTTGTGGAAGTTCCAATGATATATAAACTACGAATTCGCCTTGTTCACAATAATTTACACCAAAATTTGCTAATGTAACTGATTTTCCTAAACCTGAAGTTCCAGCGAATAATATCAATCCGGGAGATGGCAGACCATTGCCGCACAATCTATCTAAAATCTTGTAATTTGTAGGTTTTATTTCTTCTTGTTCTTTTGTATTAAGTATTTCTCTTGCATCTCTGTGAATTTCCAAACCTAAATCTTTTTCTAGACTTATTTCCACAATATTTTTTACATTTTCTAAAATTTGTTCTAATGTTTTTCTTCCTGCATCTTTTCTTATAGCAAGACTTGCTCTTTTTATTTCGGCTTCAATTGCTCTATGACGACAAAAGGTTTGAACTTCATCTAATAACCATTCTCTTGTTCTTTCATCATTAGCATCAGGAAAATTCTCTAAAGTAATTCCTGTTTTCATTTTTATTATAGCTAAGCTCGGAACTTGCTTATAATTAAAGGAATGTTCTTTCAATAAATCTACAACTAATTTATATTCTTCATCAAAATATTCTGATTTAATGATTGGTTCTATAATTGTCCATAAATCATAATTTAAACTAATATAGCTTAATAATGTGTGTTGAGACACATTAGAAGGTGGTTTAGAATATTCTTCTTCATCAGGGAGAGTATCTTCAAACTCATCACCCTCTTCTTGTAATCTTTTTATCCAATCCATATTAAAATTTTTACCTCATTTAGAATGTAAAATAAGCATACTTTCGGCATGGACATAATCATCAGTAATACCATTTATTATTGCTTCAAGTGTGTAAAGAACTCCATTTCTTTCTATAGATTCACCAGGATCTTTTATATAGTCAAGTTTATTATTTCCATTACCAGGATATTCAGGAATACTAATAAGAAAATTATTTTTTTTTGCAACGTCTAAATAAATTTTCCATTCTAAACCTTTAAGATCAGGTATTAATACTATTTTTTTTCCATTATCTTTCAATTCATTTAACATATTAATTTGTTTTTTAGTAATTACATTGCCAAATGAACAAAGGCAATCAAGATTTATTGAATCAAATATTCCTCCCACCACCATAACAATATTATATCTATAACGATTATTTTGATTAAACATAAAATTTGTTGGAAAGTTTTTACATTTTATATGAGCAAAATCTCTTCCAGGATCAATTTTTCTTGCTATCCATCCTATAATATCTCTATCATATCTATCATAAAACGCTATTATGACATGTCTTTTGAATTGTGGCGACCAGAAGAATATTTTAATATCTGTTCGATATAATGAATATTTGCAACGTTCCGCGACATAATTTCTTACGTCTAATATATCGCGAATATAATCCATATCAGAGAGATCATTTTTTGCTTTAATATAATTGTCTAAAGAATTATCAAATAGATGTATACTATCTTTAGGTAATGGAATTGGAATAAAATCGATAGCTATCTTATCATCAATTTTAGAATAACGTGTTTTATGTGCTTCTGCTGGCCATTCTTCTGTAAGCTTAGTTATCCAAGCAAGTCTTTCTTCTTTATTATTAAGATTAAATATTAATCTTTTTTCTTTTATACCAGTAAGAGTTTCATAAGATAAATCACGAATATTACCGCCCATAATTTCGAAAAGCTTACGAGCACGACCTACGAAACCATAAGCGGGTTCCCAACCAGTTGTATCTTCAAATAAACAACCACCATTGTAACAATGATAAAGAAAACCACCTGATGGTGTAATAAAAAACCATCCTCTTCCTCTACGGTCTCCACATGCTGGACAATCAAATGTAATACTATTTCCTTTATTCTTGTGTTTAGATGGAATTAGCTTATGGAAAGCATCTATTACTTCATTCATACGCCTTGACCATATCTTGGCCTAGTTCATGTCTCTGCTGTGATGTATACCGCATCCAAAACAAACAAAAATAAGAAAATCCTCTACAAATAATATAGAGAATTTTTAAGTATAAAACAACAAAAATTAAGGTAGTGTCTCAGTAATTAGGCTTCCCTGCAAATCGATCTGGACTGCACTCGCGAAGCCCAGGTCGTTCACCAAGTCGGCTTTTTCGTCTTCATCTATGCACGGATCACTGAGCCGATTGCATATCTGCTTTAGTATCTCGCTAAAAGCTTCGATAGCCACTTGCACCGCTGGCGGCGACAGTGGCTGCGACCAAGGATTCGGCCCAAGCAATTCTACCCGAGCGTTGAGCCAACCCGCCCTCGGATCATTCAGCACGGCCTCCAGAAAGAGTTTAGCCTTGGCTGAAAGCATGACCATGACTATCTCCTCTGTCCCCAAACGAACTACACCAGACAAATTAAATGTCTGCTGCGAGTACATGCCCAGCAAGAAAATGAAGGGCATCTTTCTGAGCATCTAAGCTCATTGTGTTTTGGTCCCAAGATGTTGAACCAAAACTCATTGAAGCTAATATTCTTCCTAAAATTTCGTGGAAAAGTTTTGCTTCATGAGTGTTATCCATTTCATTGAAATATGCTTTTACAATCTCAATCATAGTGAGAATACGTTGTTGAGCATATCCAGTCCACGTTCCCGTAATAGTCAAACCAGAACCTGCTCCACCAGTAGTAGAAATTGGATTTGTTGGGGCAACACTATAATCGCCTTTAGTAACAATAGAAAGACCTGTTGGAACACCAGCATTTACTGAAACAATCTTTACAGTAGCCGCTGCACCTCCGCTGTATAAGGTTCCACCTGAAAGAGTTACAACATCATTCGTGCTATAACCTGTTCCAGCGGTTCCAATAGCTACAGCAGAAAGAGTGAGCGCACCAAAAAATGGCGGTAAATTATATGTTCCGCCAGCTTGATATTCTGCCTGATTTACAACATCTGTTGCAAAAAACGGAATAATATCTGTAGAATAATTAATAGCCATAATAAGCACCCAATATCTTTTATCCTAATGTATTTAGGTTTTATATTCTATTCGTGCTTATCGCGTGCTTATCCGGTTGACGCCCAAGACCACAACATATTGTGACTCGGTGTTTTCCAGCTTCCCTCAACAGGAGGCGTGCTACCGCATGAACGCGGCATTGTGACAGGTCGCCCCGTCACACCACTACACCCAACTTCACGTATTGTTCGAGCCGAGTTCACATCTCGGCTATGGTGAGCCCCACATTCCGAACATACCCAAAGTCTTATTCGTAAGCCTGCGATACCTTTAGGGCCACTCAATGCACCGCATTGAGAACAGGTTACGGTCGTGAATCTCTCGTCAACTTCCACATACCTATCCTGACATTTGTAAGTCAAAAAAGAGCGGAAAGTTGACCAGCCAGCATCCAACACGGACTTTGCTATCCGTGTTTTAGCCAGTTTAGAGGAATTAACGTTACCGACGACGATTAGCGCGTGTCGAGCCGCCAGTTTTGTTGTTATTTTATGCAGAAAATCTTTGCGACAGTTAGCGATCTTTTTGTGGATCACTTTTACCCGCCGTTTTTGCTTTGCACGT